AATGACGACGGTGCAAGAGCTAGAGACGACCGTGACGAGCCACATTGACGTTTGCACGGTGCGTTACGAGGCCATCCATGCGCGACTGAAGCGCCTTGAGCAACTTATGCTGAAGGTGGGCGGTGCAATTATCCTCATCCTCCTTGGCGCGCTCGGCAGCATGGCCGTTTTGCTTCTTGAGGCTGTGCAAAAGTGAATATGCAGAAGATTGTGGATATGTTGTTCCCGGTGCTGCTGGCCGCTGTAGGCTGGCTGCTTGCGGAAATCGCATCGTTCAACAATCGCCTGATTGCTATTGAGTCAAAAATCCCCATCCTGATCACCGAGGACGGGGTGCCGACTGACAGCCCGTTAAGCGCGTCGCGCCGTCAAGAATTGAAGGACGACATCATGGAGGACATCCATGACCTACAGGTGCGCGTCAAACTGATGGAGGAGCGCAACAAATGATGACGATGGTTAGCACGTTCTTGTCGTTCCTTGCGGGCGGTTTGCCCAAGATTCTGCAAATTTTCCAAGACCGGCAGGACAAGAAACATGAGCTTGCCCTAGTTGCTGCACAGAAGGAGCGCGAACTAGCCCTCGCAGAACGTGGCTTTATCGCGCAGGCACGGGTTGAGGAGATCAAACTAGAGCAGGTGCAGACGCAGACGGCTGCCGAGGAGCGTCAGGCGCTGTATAGCCACGACGTTGAGATCGGCAAAGGCGCATCCCAATGGATGATCAACCTCCGCGCCTCGGTGCGCCCGGTTGTGACATACATTTTTGTGCTAGAGCTGGTCGCCCTCAACATCGCAGGCGTCTGGTATGCCTACACCACCGGCATCCCGTTTGCGGTTGCGATGGAAAACGTCTTTAGCGACGACGAGATGATGATACTGGCGTCTATCATCGCGTTTCATTTTGGTGGTAGAGCGTTCTCGCAGAAGTGAAGGTCAGCCCTGCCGCGATCCGCATGATTAAACACCATGAGGGCGTCAGAACGCGCCCCTACAGGTGTCCTGCGTTACTTTGGACGATTGCGGTGGGCCATGTCATAGACCCTAACCACGCCAAGGTGCCGTTTGAGGAACGACGGAATTTACCGATACCCGAAGGCTGGGATCGCAGCCTCACGATGGACGAGGTGGACGCTATCCTTGCTCAAGACCTTGCGCGGTTTGAGCGCGGCGTGGCCCGACTTTGCCCTTCTGCTGTTAATCATCAAGGCCGGTTCGACAGCCTCGTTTCCTTCTCTTTCAACGTGGGCCTGGGGAATCTTCAAAGGTCTGGGCTTCGCATGAAACATAACCGCGGTGAGTTTGAAGAAGCCGCCGACGAGTTTATGAAGTGGACAAAGGCAGGCGGGCGGGTGCTGCCCGGCCTTGTAAAGCGGCGTCAGGACGAACGTGCGCTGTATATGGCTGACGGGCTAGGACTCGAACCTAGATAACAGGGATCAAAACCCTGTGTCCTGCCATTAGACGACCCGTCAACGGCTCAACAAGTATTCAATCTCGTTACGCAGCGTTTTAATCTCTAACTCCAGCAGCGTGGCTTCATCGTGTAGCCCCATGCGCCGCATCGCTACAAACGCATTAGCAAGCCTGTCGCCCTGTTTCTGACCGTACCCCCAAGGGATGCGCTCCATCTCCTCTTTCCACGCCCCCGGCGGGCTTATATCGTCTTTCACCATATATCCCGCCCTCCGCGTGAACAGCGCCAATTTGGATATGGCACAGAGCGCCATTCACGGTCACGGTTAGCCTTGAGTTTACGCCATAGGTCAATAAGCCATCTCATGGCAAAGCCTCCACGCTGTAGTTGCTCGAGGGTGACTTCCAGCCTCGAGGGACTTCCCCTCGAATATGCGACGGATCTACCCACAACAGGCGATTGTTTGGGTATGCGATCCATTGGCCGGAATCTAACGCGATGATGTGATGGTCTTTGCTCTGGTCGGGGATCTCTGACCATCCACCGTTGGCCCAGAACACCGAAAACTGGTACACGCCAGGGCGCTGAACGCCATCGCGCCCGATCGCCTTGACGCGGTGGTTACGCAGGAACTGCATTTCGCGCACTTCGCAGAACCGGCTAAAGCTGTCCCACCACACGCAGATGTCGAGCGGCAACGGGTCGCAGGGTTTGGAGCAGATCGCGTGTATCGGCATCCTGGCCCACATAGCGCCACACTCGAGCATGACGCTGAACATGGGGACGCGCATTGGCTCCGCTCTGAAGCCCAGGACGGTGGCCAGCGTGAAGTCGCCGTGGCCCTGCTCCTGGTCATATAAGAACTCGTTTCGGACGTAGGCCGTGATATACGGCGTATCCACCATGAAGCTCATATCAACCCCTCTTTCTCGAGTTGTACGATAGTGCGCGCCATTCCGTCGTAATGGGCCAGGCGCAGCTCATCGCGTGTCATGCCGCTCTTGTGCGTCCTGCCGTCTACCTCGTCATGGCAGCTAGAACAGCACCAGGCTCCAAGGAGATCCGGCGATTTCACGCCGATACCGCTAACTCCCACAAGACGTATGTGGGCAAGCACGGTGCTGGCGCTATTAAAGTTGCACACCCCAGGAATGCGAACTGTGCAGCCGCGGTCTTTGGCTTGTTTGCGTAAACTCATGCGTAGTACGACGGCGCTAATTCTGGGCGGTGCGTCGCAAACTGATCTTCAGATGTTTGCTGGCGGGTGCGGAAAAACCCATCGTGTTGCGGGTACATTTTCATGAAGCGCCTTGAGTAAAACGCTCGATAGTTGTTATTGAGTTTGAACGACGTCACCCCGTCACCACCAACGCTATCCTTTTCCCACCGGATGCGCTCAAAGATGGCGTTGACCGAGTAGTTTTTATATCCGCGATCAATCATCTGGAACGTAAACTGTACGAACATCTCCCACACCTCTGGGTGACGCTTGTGGAAGTCGGCGACTTGCTGCCGCATTTCTTCATGTCTGTTCATATGACGGCTCCGGTATCGTGAAACCAAGCTCCCCGCACTTCATGCTGATAAATTCCAGATAATCGCTGAATTCTTGCTTGTTTAGCTTTGACGATCGCTTGAGCGGCTTTACCTTTTTACGCCCCAATCCCTCAAGCGTCTGCCAGCCGAAACATTCACCCAAGAACCACTCATGCACATCCTGGGCGGTGAACCCTTCCAGGTTTCCGGCCTCGATGATGCAGGGATATACGACGCCCCACAGGAATGCGTTTTGTTGGTTAGTGCGTGGCCTGCGAAACTCCTCGATCGTGACCACCCAGGCGCGTGACTCGTCTATTTGCTTCGCCAGAACCGCCACCGAATTCACGATGGCGGCCCTGGTTGTGCCTTTAGGGAAGATCCGCTTCACCGGCTGGCCTCAAGCCACTCGCGGCCATACTCGACATCTTGCCAATCCTTGAACCAAGGGCCACCGCGGGTGAAATGTACGGCGATTGGGTTCGGGCATTGGTCGCGGGTATGCCAGCCCTCGAGATAGTTCCAGCTAATTGGCAGCTCACCGATCACATCGTCGGACAGCCACTCAAAGCGGTGCAGATACATTCCCGATCGACGGTTCACCACCTCGGGCGTCAAAGCCTTGACTTGCTCATGCCCGCAGTTGATAAACATAAACGACGACCAGTTTTTACGGGGGTAGAGAGTTTGTATCTGACCATCCATCTTCGTGGTTTCGGTCGGCCTGTAATCGTGTTTTACAAGAAAGGCCGCCTTGGCTCCGTCGACGTAATCCAATACCCCGGCGATGTCGCCGCGGAACAAGAAATCACAGTCAACGAAAACGGCCCACCCGTTGTATCCGGCGAGGTACGGCGTCAGGAACCGCGTGAAACTAAACTCGGTAGACGAGAACGGATCAAACTCTCGCCAGTAAAGGTTGTGTTCCCGAAGCTCTGACTGTTTGATCGGCTGAATGTCCACCGGGATGGAGGCGTGACGCAAGATTGACTTGCGACACACTTGATAGGCGATGTCCTCGCGGCTATCCCACCCGATAAACACCCGCAGGTCAGAAAGGGGTGTCCAAGTCATCCCAATTTCCCTCGTTGATTTCTGGCTTCTTGGTGGCCTGGCGCTGCGGCTCGCCATCGCGGGAGAGCTTGCCCTCGCCCTTTGGCTCAAACTTCAAGCTCATGTACCGATCACCGCTTTTCTGGCTCGTCTTGATCCACGCGGAAATGTTGAAATCTACGTTGTCGATCACGCATGAGCCGCGGTAGTCGGGGCGCTTGGGGTTGTCACCTTTGGCGTTGTTTTTGAACAGGACACCTTTTTGGTTCGGGTCATAATCAGGCACGGTTTTGCTCCTTTGCTATTTGAATGTATTTCTTGATGGCAGACCGTTCCTTGGCCGTCATGGCGTCGGCGACGGCGATATACAGGTCATGGTCAGAATTGACGCGCTCATGGACGGCCAGCACCGCCAGGGCGATGTCTTTCTCCTCGGCGTCTAGGTCAAATGCCGCGCGAAACTCCTTTACAAGCTCGTCACGGCGCGCTGGGTCAAATTCTTTGCCTAGATCGCCTCGAGGATCATTCGTAAAGGCGGGTTTGGCAGCCACTTCATGCGTCTGGGCGTCGGCGTCATTATCGCCCTCGGTCGGAATGCAGAACGCTTGAAAGGCAGCGTACTTGTAAGCCGCAGACATGGCCTTGTTACTGGCTTTGTCGCCCGAGTCCATCGCCTCACCGATTGTGACCACGGTGTGCTTGCTGGCATCCTCGGCGGATACGAAGTCAAACTCTACAGTCAGCGTGACGTAGAACAGCGCCGTGCCTGCTCGGTTCTGACGCTCGATAACTTGCCGATCCTTCACGCGCGGCAGAATGCAAAGGCCGTGCTTTGACAGCAGCGGCGACAGCGCACCATAAACCTGGTCAATACCGCGGAAAGCATAACCCTGCGAATGATTTTTGCTTTCTTTACTGATTCCGATTTTGGACAGCTCGGCGGTAACTGCCGCAATCTTTTCATATACCTTCATCGTTGTTCTCCTTTAGCTCGTCTATTGCCTTATTACAGGCTTCAATACGTTCTTCTTCCTCTCGCTGTTGCATCTCGAGATCCTGTTGATGCCACCAGGTCATATCGTCATCGTGCATGAGCTGCGCGCTCCTCTTGTGGGGTGCAGCCGCCGTCGCCACAAGGGTCGTTGATGGCGGCAAGTGCAAACAAAATGATTAAACCGATAAATTGCGGCCAGGGTGAGCGGCTCATCGTCCGTCATCCCACGGGCCGCTTTGCTCGGCGTCTTGCTCGGCGATCTCGCGCAACGTTTCAAGTTGATCGTCGGAGATGCAATCCAGGTCAACCTGGATGTCATGATTAAGGGTGGTGGGTTTCTTATCGCCGTCAAGATAGATACCGATAATGTCGGCACCCTCAAGGCTGACAAAGCCCTCGAGATCCTGGCCGTATTCGACGCGCACCTCGAACTTGTTACCGAGGGCGTAAAAGACGCCGTAAGCTAGGAAAAGGTTGTTGTTACGCATATCTGTTGCTCCTGTTGTGTATGTCAACGCTTGTAGTTTAGCAATCTAAACGGATGTGTCAAGCAGCTTGTGACTGATTTCGACGGGCCTGCTCGTATTGCATCAGCAAGCGACCCGCGGCCAATAGCTCGGCCTGGTGGCATTGAGGGTCGAGGCGCAAGATCATCTGGATTAGGCGCTCAACGGCATAAGCCAGGTCAGCTTCCATGTTCATACGCCACCTCGCACCAGCTTGATCAGGCGCTGGAACTCGGCGATCGTGAACTCGCGCAATTGCCGCGGGCTGATGTATTCAGCCGGGCGGTTAAGGTTCTCGAGGTGGTACAGATGCCAGAGCTGGTGGCTATGGCTGTAGTGCATATGCATGGCCGATTGTGAGGCCAGCATTTTGGCTTGTTGAGCTTTCATATGTTCCTCTCTGTGGGGAAGGGGCGGCTTACGCCGCCACCTCTTTGACCGTAATGTAGGCATCAAGATCAATGTTGTGGTCAAGGTTGTACCGAACAGCGATCTTTTGCGCTTGTTTGGCAATTTGCCGCAGAACCGTCAACTGCTTACGGTCGGACAAGTCATTTGATTGTTCGGCAAAACGTAGCGCCTGAATCATGGCCTCAAACATCGTTACACCAGCAATATCACTTGCGGGCAGATTGGCCAACTCTTGAAAATATAAATCGTCGAACATTGTTATATCTCCTGTCTGTGGATGCGTTGTATCTATCAACGAGGCCAGTTTAGCACACTAAACAATCTTGTCAACACCCTATGCAAAAAAAGTTTAGGCGGATAGACTGCCGAGCATGGACATTCAAAAGCTCATCAAACGATACGGTAGCCAGCAGGCTGTGGCCCTGGCTTTCGGTGTAACCAAGGGCGCTGTCAGCCAATGGGTTAAAGCAGGGGCGATCCCTGCGGCCAGGCTGTGGCAATACAAAGCAGGTCAAGTCAAAACGGAGAAAAAGCGATGAAACGAGCAGTATTGGCACTATTCCCGGTGCTGGCCGTAGCACAGCAAATGCCGCCCATCATGGGCTATTTGCCGAACCGGGATAACAACAAGATCACCTTCACGACGTTTCAGGGCGAGTGCAAGCAAGGCAATCGGGTGGCGTACACGCAAGCTGACGGCGGCAAGATTAGTGAGATTGGATGTTATCGGCTTGTTGGCGACGAGATCTTTGTCGTATGGGCAGAGGGTGACGTTTACACCTACCCTCTCGGCAGCGTAACGCTTTCCAGCGAGATGGAAGCGTTCTTGAATCGCCAGCAATGAGCCTTAAAACGAAAAGCCCCCGAGGAGGGGGCTTGACGCGGCAGGGGGGCTGCCTTACGCTTAATTTGCAGTTTGAGCGTGATGGAAGTTTGAACGACTGTTCTAGTCGTGTCAACCACCCCACCACGCCTAACTACTCGGGCATCTTGGTCGGGGAAACTACGCGCAAGATGACCCTAAACCCACACCGGGGCAGCCAGCCTGTGGGTGCGCGGCGTATCGTCGGGAAGCGCAAATGGCAACC